TCCTAAAGAACTAGCTATTAAGTTATACAGTTAAACTAATTTAATTTCAGCTAATTATAAGGCTACCCACTAGGTAGCCTTTTTTTATTACTTTTATTTTTGCACATTTGGAGTATGAAGCCGTTAGTAGAATTGTTCTTGGATTATACTGATGTACTTAAGTACACAGATAGAGCTAGGAAGATGGCTAGTATACTCAATATGACTGTTGAGTATGAAATAGGAATGATAGCAGGTTTTACACTAACATCTGAACCAGTATGCGTATACAAGGTATCTTTAATCTATATAAAAAGTGATAGTCAAGAAGCAGACGTACTCCAAGATTAATAATAGTAGGAAGGTAGCTAACCAAGAGTTATACGAAGCTGTGGCTAGTAAGCTTAATATTAGTGAGCAACGGGTTAAAGAGATTATAAAGCAGCACTCTAACTACATTGTACAGACTATTAGAGAGGGCTTCTTTGATTCTGTTACTTTGCCCTATCTAGGTAAGATTAAAGCTAAGAAGGCTAAGATTAAGATGGCTGTATTAAGAAACACAAAGAAAGATAAATGAGACTAGAACTATTTGTATTAGATGATAATACAAGGCTAGTGGATATTAATAAGCCTTGGGTTAGTACTATTAAGGAATTTAAAAAACTTATTACTCGTGACAAAGGAACTATAGGAGATCGAGAAGGTAGACGTAAGTTACAAGCTACGAGAGAGTTTACTTTTATTTATCACTATTGTGATTATGGAAGTAAGTTTACTAACTATGAGGAAGAGGATAAGCGTGCTGCTTGCCTCTCTAATGCAGACCTAGATATTAACCTTGATATACAGAAGGATGAAGACTTACTTAATGCTATAGTTAAATATAAATCTCTTCAACAATCTCCTTCTTTAACTCTGCTTAATGAACTTAAGGAGGGTATACATACAGCCCATAAGGTAGTTAAGAAGGTAAGAGTTAACTTGGAGTCTAAGTTAGCTAGTATGGATTTTGATACTTTTGAAGAGGGCGAGAATCCTAGAGACAAGGTTGATCCTATTACCAGACTAACGAGTTCGTTAGACTTATTAATGAATCTTACTAAGAGACTTCCTGAAACTCTTAATGCTATTGAGGCATTGGAAGAAAAGGTTAAGAAACAGTTATCTGATACTAACCAAGTGCGTGGAGGGGCTGAACTGGGTATACGAGAGAATGCTAAGGTTATTAAACTAGAGAAGCCTAACGAAGAAGAGAAGGATATATTTGATGATCTATGATAGAAGGCGATCCTCATTTTATTAACACCAAGTACTTTAGCGCAGCAGCTAATCACTTTAGGAAGCATGGTAGATATACACTGGCTCCTAAGTATAGTAAGGATTGGTATGAGTACTGGGAGGAGGAGGAGAGAAGGTGGAAGTACGGTTATAAAGTAGGAGGAGTAAAGATAACAGGAAAGCATTACTTCTATTTGAACTATACTAAACTTGCTAGAACTGATGTAGACTCTAAGGGTAAAATAACAGCAGTGAAGGAACCAGACTTTCCTGCATTCTGGAAGATTGACTACGATTGGTGGTGGTATAAGGAGGTAGCTTGGAGGGGTTGTAAACTAGAAGTACTTCCTAGATTACATCTAACTAATAGTCCTCTTACTCTTGAAGGGGGAAGACACATAGTATGTGGTAAGACCCGACGTGCGGGTTTCTCTTATAAAGAAGGAGCAGAGGGAGTGTATAATTTCCATATGCACCCCGGTTCTAAGAACATCTATCTTGCTTCTAAGGAAGACTACTTAATTGATGATGGTATCCTAAATAAAGTGGAGTATAATCTAAACTTCCTTAATCAACATACAGATGGTTGGTTACTAAAGCATAGGATGAAGCACTCTACTACTATGCACCAAATGGCTTCCTATAAGTTAGCTGGAGGACAGGATCTACATGGTACTCTATCTGAGATTATAGGAGTAACTGTGACTGACCCTAGTAAGGCTAGAGGTAAGGATGCTTTAAAGATGACCTTTGAAGAGGGGGGTAGCTTTCCTAACTTAAAAAAAGCTTTACGTGTTGCGTTAAGTTCACTTAAAGAAGGAGCAATATATACAGGACAAGCCTCTGTATTTGGTACTGGTGGTGAAGAGGATGATAGTGGACTAGAGGGTCTACAGGAGATAATGGAGAATCCTAGAGCATGGAACATGCTTGTGTTTCATAATGTATTCGATCATGGACTAGAAGAGACTGAGTGTGGTGTGTTTGTTCCTACCTATATGGCTAATCCTTCCTTCATGAATGATGATGGTGGAATAAATGTAAAAGAGGCTTTAGACTATGAGATGGAGCAACGTAGGATAATAAAGACTACAGGAGATACTAGAGATTATGATGCACATATAGCTGAACATCCTATTAACCTATCAGAAATGTTTGCTCGTAAAGGTGATCCTACATTACCTAGAGGAGAAGCACTTGCACAACTAAATAGAATAAGAAGAAGTAAAGAATTACAAGCTACTATTACCTACGGTGATCTGGTGTATGGTACTAAAGGCTTGGAGTTCATGATGAAGCCTAAAGAAGAAGCTAGACCTATAGATTACTATCCACATAAAAACAGTGAGGATTTAACTAGTTGTATTACTGTATTTGAGCGTCCACAAAAGACTACAGAGCTGGTTAATAATGTGCCTCAAGTTAGGGTTCCTAAAGGAGCTTATGTAGTGGTAGTTGATCCCTACTATAAGGATGATGCAGATAGTAGGGTATCCCTTGGAGCTGCCTATGTAGTTAAGTTAAAGAATGGTCCTCTTGGAGGACTTACTGATATTAATGTAGCATGGTATGTAGGTAGGTATGACAAGACTCGTGGTTTCCATGAATTGTTGTTTAAGCTAGCTGAGTGGTATAATGCTACTATTCAGAGTGAGATTGCTGGAGGTGGTCAGGGTATACATGACTATGCTAGAGAGGTTAAGAAGTTACATATGCTAGAGTTTGAACCTGTACATAGTGGAGCTAGTGAAATTGAAAAGATTTCTAAGAATAGAAATTATTTTATGAACATTAGCACAGAGGATAAGAAATTAGGTTTAACTTACTACGCAGATTGGCTAAAGACTGTAGTTGGGTTAGATGCTGATGGAAATCCTATACTTAATATACACTACGAGTATGATATAGGACTACTAATAGAAATATCAAAGTGGAATAGTAAAGGTAACTTTGATAGAGTATCTACACAAATAGTAAAACAGTTTCAGTTGATTGAGGTACGAGAGAGAACTAAGAACGGAATTAAGAAGAAGAATAGGGAAGGGAATAAGAATAGAATCATTGGAGTTCGTCCTTTATTTGCAGATAGTAATACTAGTGGTAGTTTTGGTAGTGGTTTAGTTGACATGAGAAATGAAATGATGTAACAAACAATGGCAGATATAACTCCTCAAGAAACAATAGGCGGTAACAAAGGAATACTATCCGATTCTAAGAAGCCCACAGTAGTTACAGTTAAACCCCTTCAAGCAATTCCCTATGCAGAGAAGGTAGCAAATGATAATGAATGGGGTAAGCAGAATCTAGAGTATCTACTTAATGCAGCCAACTTTAGAATTACCACAGGTACAAGATTGAATAACCTACAGATATGGTATGATGCCTATAACAACCGTATTGATGAGAGTATCTTTAATTATGTAACCAATCCACTTAATACAGATAATCTTCTGTATAAGAGCTTCCCAGCTAAGATAAGACCTTATAACATACTACGTCCTAATATTGATCTTCTTATAGGAGAGTGGTATAAGAGACCATTTAAGTATGATGTACTTAACTTAGAGGGTGAAGGCGCATACAACAGCTTCTTAGCTGAGCGAGAGAAAGTCTATAAGAAGAATATAGAACAGCGGTTTGTAAATGGGATGAATCAGAAGCAGGAAACTGATGTACCAAGTCAGAAGATCCCTGATCCTGCTACTGTGATGGAACATTTCAATGCTAACTATAAAGATGCCAATGCTATCGAAGGCTATAAGGCATTGAAGATACTGGAGATGGAGAAGAAACTTAAAGAAAGATATAGAGATCACTTTAAGGATTACTTGATAGGTGGAGAAGTAGCTAGCTCAAAGAGAGCTAATCATGGTGATATAGACTATACTAAGCTATCCGTAATGTGGGTAGATTATGATAAGGCTCCACTTACCAAGAATATAGAAGATGGAGATTGGGCTGTAGTTAAGTATAGAGTTACTGTATCTGATCTAGTAGATCAGTTCTACGGTTTACTTAAACCTGAGCACTTACATAAGTTGGAGCAGGATGATAACGCTTATCGTAAGCGTTTGTTCTTTAATTTGACTAATGCTACGTCTAACTCCGATCAAATAAAGGATAGACTTAATAAAGTAGACTTATACTATTCTTGCTGGAAGAGTAGAAGGTTAGTTGGATTCTTATCTTATCCCGATCCACTTACAGGACAGATGCAGAAGACTACTGTAGATGAAGGGTATAAGGTAGATAAGCATGCTGGAGAAGAGTGCGAGTGGATTTGGTTAAATGAGGGTTGGGAAGGTTGGAGAATCAATGATGATATATACTTAGGTATACAACCAGTAGCTCTTCAACGTAACGAACTTGCTAATTTTTCTACTTGTAAGTTACCTATTAACGGTAGAAGATTCTCTGATACGGAGAGTGTAAATGTATCTGTAATGAGTCTAGGTATGACCTACCAGATTATGTATATTATTATGATGTATAGAATTGAGTTAGCTATAGCTAGAGCCAAGAATGATATTCTTCTTATTGATAAGAATGTCATCCCTGATGACGATGAAGGAGGAGAAACTAAATTCTTCTACTATGCTGAAGCTATGGGCTACGCTTTAATTGATAGGAATCAAGACGGTGTTGATAAGAGTTGGAACCAGTACCAAGTACTTAAGTTCCAAACATTCGAGTATATTAGTAAGTTGATTGAGATAGCTAACTTCTACAAGGCGGCATGGGATGAACTACTTGGTATTACTAGACAGCGTAAAGGCATGAATAATGCTAGTGATGGCTTAGGCGTAAGCCAAGAAGCTATCTTCCGTTCTTCCATTATAAGCGAAATAATCTTTTCTAGCTTTGATGAATGGGTTCAAAGTGAGTTACAAGGTTTAATAGACTTAAGTAAGTATGCTTGGGCGGATGGTAAGAAGGGTCAGTTTAGAACTGATGATGGTAAGATAGAGATGTTGAACTTAGAGACTGAAAGGTTTATTAACGCTGATCTAGGAATCTTTGCAGCTAGTATGGGTCAGAATCAAGACAAGCTTGCTATTATGCAACAGCAGATTAATGCTATTGCTCAACGTAAGGATGTTAAGTTAAGTACTATTGCTGATCTGGTATTTACTGATAGTTATGCTGAGATTAAAGCTAAACTTAGAGAGAGTGAAGCTATAGAGGCTGCACAAATACAAGCTAGTCAACAAGCTGAACATGAAAGAACTGTGGAGCTTGAGAATATGAAGAAAGACTATGCTGAGTTTGAGCACATGCTTAAATTGAATGAAATGGAAGTTGAACAGGATCGTCTTGATAACAGAGAGTATATCATGGCGCAGTTGAAAGCTACAGCAGAGTCCGTAGCTCCTCCTAATACTAGTGGTATAGAAGACATGGCTAAGCACAGACTTGAGACCTTGAGTAGAGAAGCTGTAGAAAGAGAAAGAACTCAAGCTGAAGAAAGACAGAGTATTCGTAAAACTAAACTTGACGAGAAGAAGATAGCAGCGCAGTTAAAGATCGCACAAATGCAAAAGAAAACAAAAGTGTCCTAGATGTAAAAATATAAACGTAGAATACTATAACTAGAGAGTAGGAATAACTTAAATTTGAATTATATGATTAAACTTAGTAGACAATTAAGAGAGGATGGGGGAGGAGAGGGGGGCGGACTCGAAGCCACACTACCCAAGAACATACCCTTAGGTGAACAAGGTAATGACCCTAGTGATTTCTGGGGAAGTATTAAACCAGCCAATGAACCCCCTGCTCCAACTCCACCAGCTACTTCAGCAGAAGTAATTAAAAAGGAGCAAGCAGAGGCAGAGACTTTACTTAACAAGACTGAGCTTACTGAGACGGAGAAGACACGACTAGAAGAGCTAAAGGCTAAGTATGACTTTAAAGAAACTACTGAAGAGGTACAGTTAACTCAAGAAGAGAAGACTAAGAGGGCTGAGGTAGAGAAGAAGATAAAGGAGATACTAGCTAAGCCAGAAGACAGTCG